ATTCGTAACCCTGGTAGACACCTTGCCCTTGGCATCGTGCCCGCCTGAGTGTAGTGGGTTGTCCTTCATATAGAGAGAGTTCCCGAACTGGTTCCCGAAGGTGCGGAATGCCCGCTTCATCGCATCAGTGATGGCCTCCTTATGGGAAAGCTCCAGAGCATCGGCAGGTCCCTTGTAGGAGATCCCACTGCCATACCCCACGTCCTCCCTACATACGGTGGTGGAGCCCAGGTCCACGTCCACTTGGACGCGAGCAACGCAGTGACACCCGTACATTGTCTTGGTGTCATTGTACTTCTTGACCTCCCTCTCCTCCTTGGAGACCAGCTCCAGGGAATTGATCTTCAGGTGCCAGCCATCGAATCCGAAGATTCGATTGGCCGTGTCGATCACGTAGTGACCCTCGACATAGGACAGTTCTCCCGAACCACCCATGCTCCTGCGCTTCGCCACATTGGTAGGGTCTAGACCCTTATCCAGCTCTTTGGTTATACCCTTCAACTTCTCTGCATGTGCATTATCCGTCATCCTTATCCTCCTTTGCTGCGAGGTCCCTTATCTTCTCATAGAGAACCTCATCTGTTACTCCATCAGCCACTAGCCTGAGTAGAATCATCGACGCTTCCAGCTTCCGATGAAGCTCCTCAAGCTCGCTGTACTTTATTACTACGCAACTCATTCCTCCTCGCTCCCAACCTGGTCCGTATTGTCATCGTACACCCTCGGTGACCATGCCGCATAGATGTCCACGTCCTCGCAGAAGACGTACTTTCCTTCTGCGTCACCCTTATCGAGAGCATTACGCAAGACCAATGCATGCATACCAGGTCTGATCACATCAGATGTAGTCTCACCTACCCGGATGACCTCATGTACCATCGCTCTCTCATACGCAGTCACCGTGTCTGGGGTGTAGAGCTTCTGACCGAGGTCACCAGGTAACAATGCCTTGAGCAGCACCTTGTTGCCCAAGATCCTTATCGCTCGATTACTCCAGTCGACTCCGCCTTCGCTGTAATAGTTCGGCATCGCTGCCCTCCCAAATCTAGTACCTTTCCCAGGTACTTCTCAAGTGTAGCCCTAGTCTTACCAACCAACGCTCGTTCTGGCAAGCCACGTCTTCTATATTCAGAAGGGCAGCCCATCATCTTCTCCTACCCAATCTTTCGGTGACTCGTCAGCTCCACCAGTATTCGACCCACGGTATGTAACCTTGAGCGTAGTACCGGGAAGACGATTGGACCCATCGCTGTACTTGACCTTGCTTATACCCAGACCATCTAGCTGGGTAGAGTTGAGCCTCTTCCGAAGCTCACGATCAAGCTGCGAACCTGGCACCGGCTCTTGCTTGGAGTCCCACCACCCAACATTCTTGTCCTGTATCTCAGGCCGAACGTCACGTTCGAACCTGACCAATGCATGGTCGATGTACCTGGTCCATATCATGGGCTGACCGTCCTCATCATCGCCCAGGTGCTTCTCATAGCTCTCTCCCCACATGTCTATTACCTTCATGTTTTCCTCCTGTTACCCTGTCAGTACCGGTATGCCCTTAGGCATACCGGTACTGACAGGGTAAAGTCAAGTGTCTCTGCTATAATCCTTCATCTAGGTCTATCTCTCCCAAGCCGGAGTTCATCATCTCCTCCCGGTCTATGTCCTGAGCCACTATATCTACAAGCTGGCCCCAATCAGGGTCCAGTTCTATTCGGACGGCTGCCTCAGCATCCTGGCGGGCAACGCGCTCGCCAAACCCTATGCTCAGATAGTAAGCCTCGTAAGCCCTGATCGAGAGCAAGGCCATGACCTTCAGCTCCCCCTGAATCAGGCTCCTCAGGCTCATCATCTCTGTCTTGAGGGTTACCCATCCCTCTTCTCTATCTTGATCCATTCTATCCCTTACCAGTGTATGTCTCTTTGCTGCCATTTTCTTTCTCCTTTTGTCCGTATCCAGCCCGGAACAGTATGTCCCTGAAGTCCTCCAGGGTCATCGTCACCAGGGCTTCCTTGTTGTTTGTCTTGGTGATGGCAACGCACCAAAGGTGCTTGCCGGTTAGCTTATGGTGCTGGGCACTTGCTTCCTGTGCCTGGGCCATCGCCCCACCTATGTGAGGCCGAATGCCGTGCTTGCACTCGGCCCATATAGGGCATTCATTCATCGGCCCTATCAGCACATCGGGGGCATTGAACCCCGACGTACGCTGGAGGGTGCCCTGCTTCTCAGCAGGGATACCTCCCTCGTTCATGTACTTAGCCACCTTGAGTTCGAACCGTCCTCCCTTGAGTCCAGGTCCTTTTCCGCCCTTCTTCTTAGCCATCTCATCCTCCTTTTTCTTTCTGACGCAGTTCGCTCTTAGCAATCCAGAGGCAGTCGATAATGGTGTTTGCTTGCGCCCTGGTGACTTGGCCCACATTGTGCATCACCGTTACCATCCGCACGATAGCATCCTCGGTGATGCCTTCCTCAAGTTCCCTCTTGAACTTTGGGATGTATCTTTCTTTAAGACCTTTCGCTTTCATCTCATCCTCCTTAGAAGTCATGTCATCGGTAGGTCACCTACCTCGTTGTGTCGGATTATACTCGGGGGCATAGCCCGGATGTTCTTTATGAACCAGTTGAAGTCCCCGCATTTCTTCGCGGTCCCGTTCGTCACCTTGTCCCATACCATTCTAGCATGGAAGTTATCGCCGTAGCAACCGTGCCCCTTGAATGGGCATTCATCGGGACAGGATTCTTCCGATGTCCTGGTCACTACGACTGGACCCGTCTTACGATTGCCACTCACGTCGACAATCCCGTATGTCTCAATCATGTCAGCACCTTCAACCCTTTCTTGAACTTTCCTATGGCCTCATCGATAGCCTTATACTTGGTGCCATGGGCGATGAAGCCAATGGCATAATTCCGGTCCCGTCTATAGCATAGGGGCTCGCCCTTTCCGCATCGTTGGCAGGTCATCCCCTTGTCCCATTCGGCTGGGCATCTCACTATCTTCGTTCCTCCCTCGGTGGTCATTGCCTTGAATGCCTCCACCGTTGACGGTAGCGCCACCGTTAGTGGCACGCCCAGGTTCTTAGCCGCCACCCAGTCCAGGTGGTCGACCCCGTTGCAGGAGACGTTGACCGTGAACCCACGGTCATTCATCTCCCTGAGGACCGGACCATTCTCCACCGGGTCATGGTGGGTGTAGGTCCAGGCTCTATGTCTGCGGAAGGCATCGGCCATCCGCAGACATTTGCCTTTATTTATCATTGGTGAACCTCCTCCATCCATCTCCCTTCGCCCTCCCATAAGCATCCGCGAACTCGAGGATTGTTACATCCTTCATCTTCGCTATACGGTCCTCGTCCAGATTACACAGGTGCTCCCATATAATCTGCCCTGCTTGGGTCAGGTTCTCTGCGCTTCCCTTTGAGTACCTCCGTGTGAATAAATCTAGCTGGTTCTCGCATACATGTGAGAACCTCTCTACAACTGCCCCTTGACTTACTCTTCCCATCATCTCACTGCCTCCTCTTCAGGTACCCAGATATACACCTGGGCACCGTTGTGGGTTATGATGACCGCCCCGTCGGGACGGGTCGGTCTCTCTCTTTCCTCGCCTGTCAAGCGAGGTTCCCGAGGGACACCCCGCTTGGATGCGAGGGTGTCTTCCCTCAGAACCCCCGTGCTGGGGTCATGGGTGAACCCTCTACACGTTTCGAGCCACTTCATTGTGGCCTCCTTTCTGGGATGGGCTACGCCCATCCCTTTGTCCATAAGTAGTCTTCCTGCTCCCACAGGAGGATTGACCTAACGGTCATCCCTCCTCGGGACCAGGTTTCCTCGCCCCCTGTTGACCTGAGGTTTATCAGGTCATCAGGGGATGGTGCTGAGTACCAGCATTCGCCAGTAGGACACCCGTTGTCCATCACCTGTTGGTGTTCTATCACCAACAGGAGGGTTCCGTTCCTACGTTCATATACGGGGCCACCGATTCGGCGGTTGGCCGTATACATTACTTTACTTGCCATCATCTTTCTCCTTTTTTTCGTATGCCATTGTCTTGGCATACTCTTCTTTAGCGAGAATAGTCTCGAACTCTCGCAGGGTCTTGGCATGGTCGCCAAAGACCATTGCCTCGTCGTCTTTCTCTAGACGACTCGGTATCACCCAACATAAAATCTCAATCATCTCACCCCCCCTATCGTGAAGGCTTCACTGAACATGGAGCCAGCCATGTCTGAAGCCTTCACACGGTGCCCCTTATAGGCCGGATTACGGACCATCCAAGGGCCCGATGCACCGGCATATCCGGTGTCAATCCATTTCTCTTGGACCCTTTTGGGTCCTCGTTGTTTTCCCGGTTGACGCTTGGAGCGTTCCGGGTTCTTAGTGTCGAAGGACCTGTCATTGTCCTTCTTCACTTCCATGTCGATAACCTTTTGCTCAAGGCTATCGACTGTGTTTGGTCGCAGCGGTTTAGCCGCTGCGATTTCAGCTTGCACCCTGATTACGGTTAGGGCCAACCTTTTCCATGGGTCCATTTGGGGACCTCCTTTGTCACTCTGTGTTATGGGATAGAACGCTATCATAGAAAGCCCCTTAGGGCTTTCGAGCTAGCGTCCTAACCGCTCCTTAACGGTCGTGTAGGACTCTCGGTCCCAAATATCCTTAACGCAAACCTTGCCCTCAGAGAATATTTCTAGGAAGGTTGCCTCGTCCACGGCAACCATTTGGCCTATCCAGGTCTGACCCTGTGATTCCGCCGTCGCTTCCGATAGGGGGCTATCATAGATAGCCTCCATATCATCCATAGTTGGCAGGGCGTAATATCCCTGCCCTTGGGCATTGGGCACAAAGTACCCAGAATCTGTAATCTGTTGCCATAATAGTACTGCCCTCATTTGAGACCTCCTTTTATGTCATCGGTATATCCGAAGACACCCCCTACCATTGCAGACTGGGAGCCAATGTGATAACCCCTTGATATCATTAGCCTTTGTCTTTTGGCACGGCTTGCAATCGTGGTACTTTTACCACGGAAAAAACAGAAGAAAACGAAATTAGCCCCGTGTTAGGCCATATTTTGCCCTATGTTGTCTTTACCGCGAATTGTTGTGTGATTGCCCTAATAACGCAGTGAGTCATGGCATAGTCCATGCATGCGGTTTTCTTTGACGCAGTGAGTCATTAGTGTATGTATGACACCTATGTCATACCGCAAAGGTGTTCAGTGTGACATAGATGTCGTGTGGTTAGATGTAGGTCAGGACATTTGTGTCATACTGAATGGGTGTTCAGTATGTGGTTTTCCCATGCAAGGTTTGTGCCACCTGGTTTCCTTGCAAGGTTCATGCCATGTCTCTCTTACCCACCCCCCATGCAAACCTCATGCCAATTCGGACAGGTTCGCTGGTATTTATTTGATGCAATGCGTCATGACATAGGATTGACGTGCCATCTGGGTGACGGGCCATAGGATTGACGCGTCATCAGATTGACAGGAGTTAGTTAGTTAGTGCTCACTAACCTTAAAGGTCCATGACTACACCCTCCGCCTGAAGTATACTCAGCCACATACACCCCAGGGCCAAAAATAGGTTCATGTAGTCAAAGGTAAGACAACGTGGCAGAGTTAGACCAAGAGTTCAGAGAACTAACCGATGCAGACTTTAGGAAACTAAGACTAGCCAGAGGACAGAAACCACCTGAGCTTGAGTTCGGTGTAGCTGACGATAAAGACTTAGTGACGCATCCGTTCTGTGCCGCAAAGCTACAGGATAAAAGTCTATGTCGTAATGGTAGAGTGTCTGGTTCTTTGTTCTGTTACTTCCATGACCCGGAACTAAAGGGTGTCAGGAAGCCCAAGGGAGAAGTACACGAACAGACGACAAAGGAGCGACTGCTTCCCATGAAGCTAGGTGCTCCCCAGGTAGAGAAACTAGATGATATTAGGAAGTTAGCAATCGAAACAGTACATCAGATTAGAACAGGTGAGCTTGGTGCGAAGGAGGGTTCTGTTATATCCTCACTACTGAATCATATTGCTAGGTCGCTTCCCTCGGAAGCGGATATGGGGAACGATCCTGCTTCTAGGCTTAAGGAACTATTGCTAGAAGAGGACGATGACCTATAACAGTTAGTATATATATACTAATAGTAAGGCTTGCGGGGCCTTGGGGGCCTGCAAGCCTTACATAGTAATAGTATGACAGAGAAAGAAGGGATTTGTCAACCCCATGAGTTCAGATTTTCCCAGTCCTAACAAACTTATTAAACTGGCTAGTATCTGTACGGTGACAGATCAACGTACAGGTAAGCCGGTTCCATTCATTCCTCTGGAGGAACAGAAGAGCATATTCGAGACCATCAATGATAATAAGAATGTGGTGTTCCTGAAGGGCCGTCAGATTGGGTGCTCGATGGCGATATGTTTCCTTGATGCCATGTATGCCTTCCTACATGCTGGCTCCTTCGTTGCTGTTGTTGCTGACACAGAACAAAAGTGTCATGGTTTGCTGGATAGGGTTCGTAACTTCCTTACCCAGCTAAGAGTACAGACCTCTATCAGTAACCGCTCTCGAATCAAGTTAGCCAATGGGTCAGAGATCCACGCCTTAACGGCCAATGCGTCTAAGGGACAAGAGGAGTCTAAGGCCGGTCGCTCTATGAGCTACCAGATGCTCCACTTATCGGAGCTGGCATTCTGGCCCGACCAGAAGGCGTTCGGCGCTCTCACGGCCTCTGCGGGCCTCTCAGCACCTATCATAATCGAATCGACCAGTTCCGGCCCCGGTGACCTGTTATGGCATCTATGGCACAACAGTAATAACTTCAGGAAAGTGTTCTTCTCGATTGAGTCCCATTCGGCCTATAGGGCCGATGGGGACTTACCGGACGATCTTCTTGAGCAGGGAAGAGAACTCGGGTTTACGGACCCTCGCGCAATGAGATGGTTCTTTACTGTACTAGAGAACAGGTTCAGTGGTGATATGTTCCGGTGCCTTAGGGAATACCCACAAAGACCCGAGCATGCATTCCAGTCTGCAGAGGGCCGGTGGATACATATAACTCCTCCTGTACTGGAGCATACACTTGAGAGGGAGATCAAGGTATTTAGGCCGCGTAATGCCTCAACTAAATACTCGGTAGGTGTCGATACATCGGGAGGCATTGGTCAGGACGCAAGTACGATTGTGGTACTCGATAGAATGGATGGCTCTTTGGTCGCATCGTATCATAGCCAAGAAGACACCATTGACCTACTATCCAGCAAAATAAGAGCCGTCTATGAGATTTTTGGCCCAGATCACGTGTGTGTTGAGGTTAACGGGATCGGTCTCGCTACCGCTCAATCAGCAAGAGATAAGGGGGTTCCGGTCATGGAAGTGAAGACTACTGACTCAAGTAGGTATTCTGGGCTTCTCATGGCTAAGAACGCAGTAGAATCGGGTATAATATCTGGACCCATAGAACTAGCAGAGGAGTGTGACAGCCTTCATATTGATAACAGAGAGAGATTTGCTGGCAAAAAGGACTTATGCATGGCCATAGGTTTCGCGCTGGAAGACATAAGAAGGAACCCTTTGGTTATGGCTCCTGAGAAGAAAGAAGGAGTCTTTGATATGAATCGATTCCTGACTAAGAAGAAGGACTGGTAGTATGGCTTATTATGACGCACCGGGTAGTTACCGAACGAGACCTTATGAGAGGTCGTATGACCCGGAAGCAGTTGCCCCTTACCCTAAATATAAGCCCCCTAAGGAAGACTGGGTTGACTGGTTGGCCAAGATGGCACCTACTATTGGTGCGGCTGGAGGATCACTTATTGGGGCTGGCGTACCTCTGGCCGCTGGTCTCGCCGCTGCTCCCACTACCGGAGGCGTTAGTCTTGCGGCTATGTTTCCAGCGATGGCTGAAGGAGCTGTTCTGGGTGGAACTCTTGGTGGGGCAGGCGGTTCTCTCTTGAGCGTTCCTATGTCTGAGTGGGGCGCTCAAGATCTTAATAAGTACGATGAGGGATATGCTCGACGGCTGGCAGCTATGAATAGGGATGAATACGAGGGCTATCAGGACTATGAGAAGTCTCAGATCGATGCTGCTAAATCCGCTGAGCGATGTAGACCCGGTGAAGACTTGGCAGCATGCCGAGCCCGTAAAGAACGGACTCGCGCTGCTGCTGGTATCCTGAGGGGAATAGCGTAATGGCGAATCCAGTAGACCCTGAAAGATTGCTTTATCTGTTATCCTTCCTAGATCAAGAAAATATGTCATACGATATGTCAAATCCAGAAAATATGTCGTATCGTGATGACCCGGAAATGTCGTATCGTGATGATACGGTTGAAGAATATATTGAGAATATGGCCGTAGAGAAGGCCAAGTCATATCAAAACCCACTGTGGGGCCATCCTCGACCCTTTGGGGACTCTGGAACTGAAGAGGGCAGAAGATCCAGGGAGGGTGATCCTCTTGGTGGTGGCGAGCCGATGAAATGGTACAGCGGAAGAGGGACACACAGCTCGTATCGTGACAGCACTAAACCGTATGACGATAGGTCAGGGTGGTATCATGAATCAAAGAATCCTGGTCGATGGAGTTTTGGTGTTGAGTCTGGTCCATACCAGTTTTATCCCGAGACAGCGCCACTGCCAGGATGGCAGAAAGAACGTCTTTTAGAGGAGCTGGGGTACATACCTGGAGGTCCTGGCGACCCTCGGGTCAGATATAAGAATAGAATACGGGATGACTATAATAAGCAAAAAGGTAAAAACGAGTTTGATCCGTTCTGGGAGCCCCAAAAGTGGAGACGCCGTGACGCCGAAATAATAGAAGATGTTATGAGTGTTCCATTGCTAGAGGGAGAAAAGTATTGGGGCGATGGGTTCGAGAAACACTCTGAAGCACTCAGGGCAGTAGAGAAACGCATGATAGAGCGGTATGGTGAGCAGTGGAGAAAGCGACAAAACGGCGAAGGTAAGAAGAAAGATAAATAATGCCCTGGAAATCTGATAAGCAAAGAAAGTATCTATACGCGAATAAGCCTAAGGTGGCTAAGAAGTTCGCGAAGGATAGCAATACTCATAACTCACATCATGAGAGCAAGACTATGAAGTTACCAGACGATGTTAAGAGCGGTATTGAGCAGCTCGCCAAAAGCGTGGCTGCTCATAAGATGAGCGCAGAAATTGCTATTGCGCAGAAGCCAAAAGATAAGTCAGGCAACGGCATGTGCCCAAAAGATAAGTCAGGCAAGGATATGTGCCCAAAGGATAAGTCAGGCAAGGACATGTGCTGCGAGGAATGTGTCGATAAAGAAGAAGGCACAAGTCTTGATAGTGAAGTACATAGACTTCTTGATGAGTGGACTGAGACCGACCCGAAGACTCGCGCCGGTAAGTATTATCACGACCTTAAGAAAGTTTATGATGCCTCCAAGGGTATGAGTAAACCCGAAGAGGATGAGATGGAATACGATGACCCAGACGAATAGCCTAACCGGTAAGGACATAGATCTAGTTAAGCCAAGTGCATCTAGTCTTGGTCTAACGATACTTGGTCTGATCAATGAACTCGAAGATCAAGGTAAGAAATCTAGTGATAGATTCCTTACCTTGGCTCGAAGGAATGAACTCCATGTCAATGGTGATCAGTTCAGGGATGTTGATAATAGGTCTAATACGATTGAGGACATCCCGTGGAACAGTGAGATACCTCAGGTATTCCATAACCTTCTAAGAAACCTCGTATTAACCTGGTGCTCCAGGCTCCTTCAGGATCGACCAGCCGTAACGGCTTATCCGAGTAGTGCCGAGCAACGCGATATTGATGCTGCAGAAACGGCCAAGAGCATCATTGAGTTTATCGAAGCAGAGAACAATATAGACCAGAAGATGTTCGACATACTTCGTCTTGCCTGTTCCCATGGCATGGGCGGTATTAAGGCCGTATTCGATCCAGATAAGAACGAAGTCAGATGGGATGTAGTTACTGTATTCGACTTCTACATCGATCAGGAAGAAGATCCTGACAATGCTAAGTGGGTTCTATTTCATCGATACGTTGATGTGCATGAAGCCAAGGCGATGCTCAAGAAGATAGGCATGGAGGATGATGTACAGGAGGAGGAATACAGCATCAATGATCTTGATACCAGAACTGGTGTTAAGGTGTATGAGCTTTGGTATAGACCTGACTCAAGGGTCAAGAAGGGTGTCTATGCTCTAGCGGTTAGTGGCAATGTAGTTGAGCACATGGACTATCCCTACACATTCCCCTACCTGGAAGATCCAGAGTCTAAGATGACTCGAAGCATTCTTCCTCTTTCCCTCTTCAGGGTGGGCCAGATTCGTGGCACAGTATACGGTGACACATGGATGAATGATGCTGTACCCATTCAGCGTCAGATAAATGAGATTGAGTCTGTGCTGGTTAAGCTCAGAAGGGATACGGGATCGGTGAGACTGCTGGCCCCTGGTGGGGTAGCAGAAGCCTGGGAGAGCGGTAATCACATCATGAAGATTGATGACCCAGCAAAAGCCCAGATGATAAGGTGGTTAGATCCACCAAAAATAAATGAGATTCTATTCAGAGACAGAGATCGACTTGAACAGAGACTCTACGATATTGCTGGCCTTAATGAGGTACTGACTGGCGCAGAGAGCGCCAAGTCAGGCACCTCGGCCAAGCAGATTGCATATCTTAGTCAGCTAGATAACATGAAGCATGCTGGTACGGCAAGACACATTGAGAAGTTCCTTATCATACTATGGCAGAACACACTACATCTTGTACGTTCATTCTATGACCACCCCAGGATAGTAAGAATCGTAGGCGAAGATAAGAGCATAAGTAGCATTACCTTCATAGGAGCGGATATTCAGGGTATAGATGTTAGATTGGAACCAAGAACAGGTATGGAAAGGTATCATGCTCAGAAGGCCAAAGATATCGTCGAGAGAGCACAGATGGGTCTCGAAGACCCGAACACTTTACCAGAGCGATCTCTTACTGGCCTAGACATGACATCTGATCAAGCCTCGATGGTTTCAATGGTCAACGGCCAGATACAGGCTGCTCTGTCTGGTATACCGCAACAGCCCCTTCCCAATGTAGATCCAGCCATGGCTGCAGATATCATAATGGATGCGATAAGCTCTCTTGGGGTCATGGGCGAGATAGATATAACACCCTTATGGGGGCTTTCTGACATGTATAGCCAGATAGCGCAGCAACAGGCCATGATGGCTCAGCAACAACAGGCCATGATGCCTCAAGGAGAACCGCAATGAGAAGTAAGAAACTATGGATAGGGATGGCCACTACTGCAGTGCTTGGAGTATGGTTCATGCTTATGCCATCTGAAGAAGTTAACGCCCTGGCAAATCCGCTTAGCAAAGCAAGAGCCTTCCAGGTTGATTGTACTACGGCGGTTGGTGGTGTAGCCGTAGTATCGGATGCAGTTCCCAGCTACAAGTCAGTTCGATGCATGAATGCTTCAGCAACGCAAGTATTCATTGGTGGAGATGATGTTAATACATCTGACAAGGGATACCCAATCTGCACTGCAGCTACTTGCATAGATGCAGCGATCACGGTTGATCTCATAGGTCCATTGCGGTGCATCTCAGGTGGGAGTGTCACATTGACCTGTATAGGAGCTAGGTAATGAGAAAGAAAATTCTGGTTGTCCTTGTTTTGCTTGCTGCTCCGATAGCGATGGCGGCAAGTATTACCGGCAGCGGGCTAAATGAAGGGGCTCTAGGGTCACTGTACTGTGCCTTGGCCGGATGTGAGATGACGGGGGCGCTATCATCTGATTCTGCTATCGTTACTGAACTCGGCGGATCGAATGGCGGTATTCTTATTTCCGATTCTGTAACGGGGTCGGGTGTATCAAATGATACTGCCGCTAACTATGGCTCGCAAACCATAGAGGCGAGCAGAAAGTTTGAGATAAAGACAGGACAGAACACGGTCACGTCTTGTATCGCCAATGGCGACGGTGGCGCTTATTGGGACGCTTGCACCGTCGGCGCGGATTGTTGCTCTGGTCTTTGTAACAAGGATGGAAATACAAAATGTGCGGGCAACTCGAATTCACTTGCATTGATCTTATTAGAGACAATAGCCACTTCAACCATTACCCTCGATTCTGGCGGCGGCGATGATGAGTTAGTCGTTGGGAATGGAGCCGTAACTATGACTGGCGACCTGGACGTAACAGGGACGGGTCGTATCGAGGATGCGTCTACTGCCACATGTACCACAGATGCACATGATGGAGTGATGTACTACAGGCATATCGCCGCTGGCTCTGGATTGTGTATCTGCATGTTTGACGGAACCACATACGAGCTGAAAGCTACGATAACGCTTGGTACATTCACGCATACTGACTGCTAGGAGATAACATGAAGAAGAAGATTCTTATAGCGCTTGCAATCCTGGCAATACCAGCGATTGCCCTTGCTACCAATGTTGGCTTAGGCGGGGAGGGGTTGTTCTTAGTCATCTTAACAGATGTCACCAGACCGGATTGTCCAGGCGCAGCCGATATCAATAAGGGAGCAATGTACTACGACTCTGATGATAATAAGGTATTGTTCTGCAATGGTACGGATTATCAGACACTGGATACAGAATGAGCAAGGCAAGGATTTTCCTGTTGGCCCTGGTGCTGGCTCCATTGATTGCCTATGCGGCCAATGTTGGCCTTGGCGGCCAAGCGATACTTGTGCCTAATATCAGCACCTCAGACCTTGCAGACTGTACTTCTGACATAGAATCTTTGGTTGTCTACGATGATACCACAAACACACTGAAGCTATGCCGTAACACAGTGGGCGTAACATACGATTGGGAAGAGTTCGTAGAAGAGGGAAGCTGCATAGCTGATGGGGCATCTTCTTGTTCCGCCGTTGAGAACTGCTGCTCTAATGCTCCTGGTGACGACATAACATGTACTGCCAATTTTTGCTGTTATCCTCCACGGGACACTGGCGACTGCACTACCAATGCTTCTTGTTGTGGGTCAGAGTACAGTTGTATCTCAAGTACATGCTGCATCGTAACTGGAACTTCTGGTTGTGGGTCTGCAGCGGATTGCTGCAGCGGAGCAGCATCTTGCACAGGTAGCAAATGTTGTATGGGGACGGGGCTATCGTGCTCTACCACATCGGACTGCTGCGGTAGTGATACCTGCGACGGGGGATTATGCGCCGCACCCTGCGGCGGGCCGATGACACCCTGTACTATGCCAAGTGACTGCTGCTCTTTCTCTTGCAGCATGGGTATGTGCATGTGAGATCCTTATTGGTCCTGCTTCTGGTTGCCGGATGCGCTTTCGCATCCGACACCAGACCGGAGTTTTATAAGTACGAGAAAGAAACATGTACGCAGACGATACCAGGATGGGAAGCAAGGCAGACAGATGGCAAGTATGATGCGGCACTCGTTGGTGCGTCCATGCAGATCTTCGTATGGAAGTGGGTCGAGATATTCGGCGCAGAAGAGTCTGTTGGTATCATCGAATCGCTCGATAGTCTCAAGATCCACTGGCAAGAAGGTCACCAGTTTCTCAGGATACCGGAAACGGAAAAGGTCTATTATGGACTCATCTACCCAGACGGTACGATGTTTGTCTCAGAAAAGAACGCGCTACATGAGACAGCGCTCGTTCACGAAATGGTACATGCGGCCCTCTGGGCCACGAAGGAAGACCCAGGACACAAGCATCTTGATGGGCAGGATGGTATATGGACTCACGAACATGAGAATCTCATCTTCGAGGTTAATAAGTATATAGAATATATCGAGGTTGACTATGAATAATAATGGCTGGAATGAGTATCAGAAGATGGTACTTGATGCCCTTGACCGTCACCAGAAAAGCCTTGATGATGTACATAAAGAACTTGTATCTAATAAGGAGCGTATAGCCGAACTCAGAGTCAAATCCAGGGTATGGGGAGCCATATCTGGTGGGCTCGCAGGTCTGACCGCAGTTTTCGGTAAGACCTTTATGGGTAACTAGCAAACTAATATGGAGACTGTCATGATAGATGAGAGTGGCGTAGAGTCGGTTTCGCCAGCCGAACCACAGGACCTTAATGATGAGATGTTATCTTCCATTGAGGAAACTGACGTAACAGAGGATTCGTCAACCTCCGACCCCCAGGTTGATCCTGGCGATTCGGATTCCGACACCGTAAAAGTCGAGGCCGACGGCGATGAGCAAGAGGCGGAAAAAGAAGAGGAAGTAGTACCTAAGGCATCTTTCCTGAGAAGGATTAATGGCTTACAGGCTTCCAGACGCAAGGCAGAGGAGAGAACCCTTGGCCTGGAATCGAAGCTGGCTCAATATGAGCAAGCGTTCGATCTCATGCATAGTCGACTCCAGCAAGCCGAAGCGAAGGTTGGCGAATACGAGGTGCCTGATCCCAGGGACCAGGAGATTCGCGAATACAAGCATAAGGAGCAGGAGCGGGAAATCCGTGCCAGGCTCGAACAAGAAGCGTCTGAGAGGCAGCAAAGGTATGAGACGGAGAGAGTCATCGAAGATCGGGCAGCCCAGATTATCGATGAGGCGAGTAAGTTGGCGGAAAAGTTTCCGACAGTTACCGCCGAAGAGCTTGTTTTCCGGTATCAGACCGCAGGGGATACCTCCCTTGCAGATATCGCAAAGGAGCTTGATTCTAAGAGGACCAACTACTTCCGAACCAAGCTGGCTTCACAGCATCCTGCTGCGAGGAGAGCACCAAATCCGGTGACACCGCAAGGAGCGGGGGCACCTATAGGCGGTCATTCTGAGGAAGATATGATGCGCTACTTAGAATCGCTAGGGGAATAAGAAATGGCTACAAATATTGCATTTAGTGACATCGTTGCTTTGGTGGCGCGATTCGGGAATAAGGTCGTTACAGAACAGGCCAATCTCGAAGCACCATTCATTGGCAAGGGTGTTATCAAGAAATCGAAACATAGTGGAACCGTTGGTATCGTCAACGTAAAATCAGGTGGCCTCTCGTCAACTGAGTTCATCGCTGACGGTGGGTCTCTTCCTACTGGATCAGACAAGAAGCCGATTCAGATGGCTTACCATCCGAAGGCTCTCTTTACCCGATTGACCGTGCCGCGTATTGCTGCCTTGACTGCGATTAGCAAGCAAGATGGCGTCAACTTAGTTCGTGAGCAAATGGAGACTGCTGGTGCTGACCTTGGTCGGACACTCGGAAGGTCTTTGTTTTCCTCATACGTAATCACCAAAAACCTTGGTGGTACTGGCTTGACATTTAATGATAATACCAGCACGACAAATCAGTCGACCGCTCTGTCAAGTGGGTCAGCAAAATTCTATACTAACGATGCAAGTGGTATGAGGATTGGCAACAGGCTTGATGGGTTCGAGAATAGCACTACAGATACGTACATTGTTATTACGGATATCTCTACGGGCTTTTCGGCTGGAACTCCGGCAACCAATACGCACGAAGTAAGTTTCGATGCGTTTGATCTGGATGGCACGGCTTCTACTGGCGTTGGTCGAATAGAATTAGGCTCAGGTAATGTAGCAACGCTTGCTGGTGCAGGAGATGTTGATGGTATTGATGCAGATACAGTTACATCACTACTTGACCTGGCTTCTCCGACTGTGACCATTGGAACCATCGGAAAGACTGGTAACTATTCTAACTCTAGTGCTGCTCCTGGTAGCTGGAGCGGAAGTAGTGGTGGTTCAGCAACCACTGCTCTTACCCTGGAGAACTTAGATAAGCTCTCTAAGGATGTCAAGCGTAAATCTGGACGCCCATGGACGCATACGGTAATGAATAGCGAGTCGCTTCATGCGTACATGCAGCTCTTGGTTAGCAACCGACAGTTTGTTGGTGGCGGTCAAGCGAATGATGCATCGACTGGTGCAGTGGCTCTTTATGAGGGCAAGCCTGTTATCGTCGATGAGAACATGCCTGATACTGATATCCTTATCTTTACTGATACGGATACCAAGTTGGCGGTATGGCGCGATTTCGCTCCTGACTCTGATGGGAAAAGCGCGGCCATGGTCTCTGACAGTAGCTTCGTGTATGACACTCAGCTATTCGGTCTCTTCAACGTAAGATGCGTTAAGAGATCTGGACTTGGTAAGCTGGTTCATCAATCTGGGGCAGCTTGGTCCTAATAGCATGATAATCGCTTCAGAGAAAACTAAACTAAGACTTGCTGAGCGCATCTCCCATAAGGGGGTTGTGCTCAGCGAGCAGTTTGGTGAGATGATGTACTCTGAGGTAATGAAGGCTGAGATCCCCACTGTGTGGGGATTCAGCTTTATGGTGAACGTAGAAGTTCCCATTGCACCGTTTGGCGATGATAGTTCTTATTCGGATGTGCTGAACGGCCAGTTAAGCAGAGTCGCACTCATAGCTGAGCAGCAAAAGATAGCTGACAGCCTTGCATTCGAGAACAGAATAGCTTTGTCCCGCAAAGAGGATGCAGTGGGGGAGATGACCGAGGCGGTAGAGAGTCTATACCGTATCCAGGTTCCCGTAGGAGGGTAATGTGCTAAAGTCAGAGGCCAGAAGCCGAGTATTATCCCTCCTAGATGATGTTGATGCAACCCGATGGACCTCGGGCACGAGCACAACCCAACTTAATGCCACCAAGGATGTAGATATCGCCCTCGCAGTAGCAGCCGAGGAATGCGTATCTCAGTACGCAGGTGGAGGCGGTGAGAGACTTGATACTGTCAAGGAGTTCACCACCGATTCTAACGGAGTGGTGTTTCTTACCCATTATCCGGTAGTGATAAAGAACGTATCAGTAAGATCTGGTACATCGTCATACCCCATACGCGCAGCAAGGATGTCTGAGTCACAGAATCCCGTTGGGGTTGGTGACTTGATTCACGTAAGGGCCGTATACGGTCAGGATATGTTTGTTGCTGGCACAACAGCGTTCTCCTACGCAGGGGATTCTGATTTAGCGTGGGATGTGATGGACGCATGGATATGCACGGTAGCGGCTAAGCATCTTCTTCCTAAAGATGCTGAGCCCAATAATCAGCTAGATGAGAGAATAGGGATGCTCAGAGAAGCAGCCATTCGCGAACCAGAGACACCGATGTCGATTGAGTTCCCCAGGAATGACAGGTTTAACTTCTATACCGATTACAGGTGGTCATTTGTCGCCAGTTATGGTCCTACAAGCACTCTTAATTCTCTACAGATACATAGGATTTAAGGTCATGGGCTACCCTAAGCAAAGAAGAACTTGGTGGGAAGTCAGAGAAGATGACAGAAACATCAATGTATATAATGAGAGAGATCTTAAACGTGCCCTAGATAAGACAGGTCCACGTGACATAGTTGTATGGAATGACATAATCGTGTCATCCACCATAGCGCTAACGAGTGCAGGGTTTACTCTGACATCCCAGGGTGGTGCAGCCATAGTCCCCAAAGAGGACGAGATGACCCTATTTACTGTGGCTGAAGACCTGGAGGATGCATCGTTCAATAATTTGAGAGTAGGAAAGGGGATAGATGCCGGTACTGTCACGAATCCATGGGCTAAGTTCTTAGTGGTGGATGGTGGATCTATAATGAGGTTTAGCTTCTCTGGTTGTACTATGTGGATAGTATCGGATACCAAGGCAAGGTTCATAGAGTGCCCAGGAGGAGAAACTATCAATAGATGCAGATTCATAAATAACTATTTCAGGATAGATCACGATGGCGGATCTGACCAAGACTTCATAGAGGGAGTTCTCTCCTATTCTAGTATTACCAGCAACTATATAGTTACTGGTCATGTCAATCTGACAGCACCATCGAATGAAAACATAATGACAGGAAATCATATTACTTCTGGGGGCATTGATCTTGGTGGCGGATTAAGTAGTGGTAATATCGTTGTTGCCAATAATCTGAGTGGGGGAGATGCGGGCGTTACTAACCGGGGCATAAACTTCGTGGTGGCAAATAATGGGTAAGGTGGTAGCATCAACAAAGTTCCAGCTTGATGAACTCAAGAGAAAAGAGGAGTCAGTTCGGAAGCTTACTTATAAGCATCCATCAGAGGAGGTCTCAGACGACAAGGACCCACTTAGTGAGAAGAGACCGAGGTTCACTTCTGATAGACGCGCCATGGGACCCTCTCCAAGGGGACCAGGCAAGCTGGGATATCTTCTCGATGGCATGGACGCCAGAAATATCTGGACTCTACCTGGAACCGAATACTGCGTTAGACCTGGATTCACCAGGGTGTATGATCCTCTTGCCGGAGATGTTATCCTTGGAGGCAAGACAGTCAGGAGCCGCAAGGAAGACAAGACGCTTCATTATATCCTGATACATAATACCACTTCAGATCCCCATACTAGGATCGTCATAATGGACGAGGAGTTTAATAGCCTACAGTGGCTAAAGGTCGGAACTGGTCCTGAGCCAAGATCAATATTCAGTCTCGCCATCGTATGGAGAGAGCTTGTATTGTCTAGCCCGGACTTCCCTACGGTAGCTGGCATCATTGACGGCGGAATCGATGTAGCTAAGAAGGTTGATTCTACTAATGTGGAGGCCCTTGAGATAGAGCTTCCCAGAGGTATATGCATTGACTGGCAGGGGGCATGCGTAATAGCTCGCGGCGAGGCACTCTTCGTGAGCGAAAACTCAGCTCCTCGAACTTACCTGGGCACTAGCTCTGCCACAATGCCGGGTAAGATATACGGTCTGCATGTAGCACCTGGTGGTGGTCTCATAGTTGTCACCTCTAATGGAACCTATGGTTTTGGTGCCGATGCCCCGCAAGGGGACGAGCTTCTTCCGATTGTCGATAAGATTTCCGACTACTCAGCCACGGGATACGGCCAAACCGTCACATACGATGGTGCGCTCTATGGCCTCACTCGGAGCGGTATCAAGCGGATCGATGCTGCAAGCGAAGAGATACCATTATCAGACAGAGTATTCGTAAGGTCTATGGACGAAATGATAGACAGGCCAGATTACAGGGAAGGGACACTCTACGCTGGTGACAGAGGCCCCATCGTAGCGATTAGGAATGGTCAGCAAGATGCGATCTGTATGTTTGATGCGTACAGGGGCCTTAGAAGCTGGTGGACTATCGAGCCCCCATTCCCGGTATGGGATACTCCTTCCTCTAGCGGAGATCCCCTTAATGACTTCAGGATGGTTGGTGTTCTCACCACCAGAGAAGGTGATACCCTGATAGTATCTCGGGATGGCATCTATGATATATCGAGCAACAGAGAAGGAACTGGTGGTGGAACCGACTCAAGAGTGTATGGATCTTTTGCTGGACGGTTCGAGACGCCCCCAGAGGCGTCACCGACCGTCCGAAGAATAACCTCTATATCAGACAATACTGGATCACCGCAGCAAGTAGCTCTTGGGGGAGTTAGGGCTGATGAACAAACAACGCCTACTAATGGTATAGTTTTCGGTGCCGATAGCTGGGTCAATGCTGCTGCTCCAGATCCTAAGAAATTCCAGACAAGAAGTCTAGCCAGCAGGAGATTTAGTTTCTCTAGCCGGACTGATGACATAACCATAGAGCTGTCGGCAAAGGGTCCGAAATCTCGTATTGGCTTAGGCGATATAGTTTTGGGTGGTCAAGGCAAGGATAGACCATAATGGCGATTAGCAATGGGTCAGAAATAACCGTCAGTGATCTAAACGATCTGTTCGATACTACAGGCACCGTTGATATTGATACTGGTAGTGGGTCATCGGCTCAACCATCATTACTGGCGAGCCTTGAGACTGAGAACGATCAAGATGCTCATGTGTACCAGCTAAACTTTTGGGCGGATAATATCACAGCAACGTCCGATGGTACAACCAAGACTATTGTCTTCTTGCATCCAGGTGTAGCGGATATCCTTGCAGTGGGCCTAACCCAGACATCGGCTGGCACAAATAATGATGTTCTGAGCTTTAACATAGAAGGTCAATATACTGATCACCCAGAAATCATGCCTGATATTACTAAGCCTGCCCATTTCTTACTCACTGAACCTATAGACGTAAGCGTTACCGCCGATGGCGTTGCTGCAGTTCAGAGTGCGACAAGATATCTGCCGAACACTGATAGCGCTGGCAGCCTCGTGCCGAGACAAGTCCTTGTGTTTGACTTGTACGAGGCAAAAATAACTGCAACCGGAACAGGAGTTTATGACAGGATCCATGCATTCGTTCTTCTCAGGACATATAGGAGGATAGGCAAGTGAAAGTTGGACCTCCGCCATATCACTTCTTTGAGGGGACACTTGATCCTAAACACCTTAATGCGAACTTTAAGTACACTGCAGATCTCATTAACTACACTAAGGACAATAGATACTGCTTCTCCAATCTGAGACTTCCTTACTGGAATCCCGCTGCACCCAATGTATGGCATAGTGCCCAAGATGAGACCATGAGGTTTCTCATTAGGCCCCCATGCGATATAGATATTATATATGCATCTCTTTTCGTAAGAGATGCTGACGCGGTTGTAGCCGAGGGCGTCAAGATAGAATGGCTAATCGGAACAATAGGCTCAAGCTACGAGACTGGATTAGCACCCGTGAATGGGCCGAGCACCACATGGACCTATCTCTCTATGGATACTCAGAAAGATAATACCAAAGACATAGACGTGAATTCAAGGGAAGTCAGGTTAAAGAAAGACTCAATCTATTGCCTTCAGTGTACCATCAAGAGTGGAGTATTCACTGGATCGGGGGCCGACGATCAGTCAAGAGATGTATACCTAGACCTTATGCTCAGGACAGACAGGTTTGAGTCAACACCTACTGCTACCTCACCGTCGGATGTTACGGTAGAGGGTGTTACAGGGGGAGAAGGCGCTGTTACCGCATCTGCTACTGAAGGAGTATCTGGCAGGTATAAGACTCTGAATGACGCTAAGGCAGAAGTCATCGCCCCGAATGGAGAGGACAACATAAAGGCCGAGTGTTATGTCTCATGGAACATAAGTACCACTGGAGGGCCAGATGCAAGCTCAAAGTTCCGTCTTCCCTTGGTCAGCAGTGATGCGAAAACTCCTATAGGGGATACGACAAGACCAATCTTAGAGAGAAGGCAAGTGAGGCGAGTATCTGGTAATGTCAATAGCACTGATGGTGTTCAGATTCGGGCATCAGGAACCGGAAGTGTCAATACCGGAGTATTCGATGCGGGCGGCACAAGTTCTGATGGAGCTAAGGTTGCCGTCTTGAGTTTACCAGGGATGTCTACTGATACGGAGATATTCGATGATATTGACGGTAGCGATCTGGACCTGAGCAAGGCCGGAGCGGCCCCATGGGACACACCAGGTAATGATTATATGGTTGCTACCTATGTCAACTCAGCGACAATTAATGCGAATACTAGAGTATATACCATAGTATGGTATACTTAGGAGACAGATATGGCATACATTGACCCCTACTTCAAGAAAAAGAAGAAACGAGGAGTCTCGGAAACGAGACCCAGTGTTCTTGATGGTCAGGAGCAAGCCGCTAGAGACATGGCTGGAGGAGCCCTGAAGGCTCCTAGAGCCATTCCTACGACTGGACCAGTGAACCCCAGCATGGGGCCGAAAGCCACTAAGAAGCCGCCCATGCAGCCCGTAGGGCCTTATGTGCCAGGACAGACAATGGGGCAGGGAATGCAACAGCAAGGGCAGGAGAGGAATGCTCCAGTAGACCCGAGGCCGAGATGGGCTCGACCCACTGGTGGATCAAGCTCAAGCATGACGGAGGAGGAAACGGCAGAGGAAGACAGAAGGAGAGAAGCGGGAGGGGATGAAGGAGAGGAGTATCGCAGACGTAGGGATGCCGACTGGAGAAGGCAAGAAGAACATCGTCGTGGGCAAGAGGCTCAGTATGGACGGGAAGACCCACCACCGACAGAAACACCCCAACAAAGCCCGTATGGCGAAAATCTTCCTGGGCGAAATATTCCTGGTGAAGGAGCAACTGGCGGAGTCAGCGATGCTCGCGGCAGACTACCTGGCGATCCTGGTTACGGACTTGGTGACCCCGAAGGCCCATCCCAGGCAGACAGAGAGTTCTGGAGAGAAGCAGCCCTTGGCCGCCTTAGGGGCGGCGGGGGCTTTGGCGTATCGACAGGAGCACAGATCTCACGCGAGGCAGCTATGGCTACTGAAGCTGCAGCTAGGGAAGAGACAAGAGCTAAGGTAGATGAGGATAAACTGCTCGGTCAGAGGCTAAATGTCATGTCTATGGCTATGACGCGGGAACTTTCTCAGGAGGATACCGATAGAGCCCTAGAGATACTGAGAACCGATGGTGTAGAGGCCGCTGCGGAGTTCATAGTTTCGGCGTCTGCTTACGAACCTCCCGGCAAAGATCCTGTACCTGAGCCCGGACCTGCTCCCGATGCCGAACCTGTGCCTGGCGCACCGCCTACTCCTGATGCTCCATCGGGTCGAAGGACAATACTCGAAGATCTGGGGGATCCTGGGTCATGGGATTGGGGCGGTATTGCGTCTGGGGTAGTAGAGCTTTCCTTCCTTGGACTTCCAGTTTCGATGGATTTAGTGCTTGATTTGGTAGCAGGTGTTAGTAGGGGAGAAATAAAGACCGAAGAAGACTTCATAGCTGCTGCAGAAAATAGTATCAGAGATGGTTTTGGTGCCAGAGCATTATGGGAGCTTGTAGACTATGTGGCCCAAGGCGGTAGAGATGCAGGCAATTGGGTTAAGAGTAGGTTCGAACCAAGGAGTTAATCATGGCTAGAAGACCATCACTAGATTACGCTGCTGGTGGCATCATAGACCAGCTCAGGCAGCAAAGACGAGAAGAAGATCAAGGCCGAACTCAGAGGCTTAATATGGCCATCGCTGGCATTATTAAGGGTCTGCAGACAGGCGGCCAACTATGGGAGAAGCAGCAGCAAAAGAAACTTGCTGAGCTTAAGGAGCTTGCCCCCATGGCTGCGTATGACGCATCCCAGAGGTATCCCATGGCCGGTGAGTCTCCCTTGGGTGCCTATGAGGCACCTAAAGGGCCAGAAGCTCAGGACGTTAGGAGTCGAGACCCTATCGAGGCGATTAGGCCCACGGCTCCTCCAGTGCCAAGAGTCCCAAGGGAAACGCCAGAAGCCTTAAAGGAAAGGCTGATGCTGCAGAGCGACGTAGATACATTCCTGGGGAAGAAAGAGGAATTGTCACCAGGGGGCGAGGATAGGGCTGTGGAGTTTCTTGGTTGGGACCCAGGCGTGGTAGAATCCTTTAAGGATCAGGACAAGGATTTTGTGCCTCCACCCGACAAGAAGCACCGACGACCCATACCAGCTCCTCGCTATGAGGCCGCTCCCCCGGCACCTCGTCGACCATCGCCTCCTCCTGTCACTGGACCAGCGCAGACGAGAAGGCAAGTGACGCCAGAAGAATGGGACAAAATAGTTTCCGATACTGCAAGTGAGGCAAGGGATACATTTACGAGAGAAACTGCAGATAAACTTGCCGCACAGCTTGGTGTTACTCGTCAAGAGGCATTTAGGGCGATTGCATTAGCCAGGTTTGCTCAGATGCAGACACAAGCGGTGAGAAAGCGAAAGGCCCAAGAGGATGAACTCGGCCATGGACGCGCCATGGAGTTGGCACGAGTACCCGCCCGAGGAAGAGTGTTAGAGGCTGGAATTAAGGCTGAGGGCAGTCTATCGGAGGCTAAACTCAAATCGCTAACGGATAAAGCAGTTGCATGGATAGGGAAAAGGGAAGCGGAGGAAGTCGAGAAAATAGTAGGAGACTGGCATAGGGATGTTGCTCGCACTGAGGGCGACGCAAAGATTGAAGCAGCTAGAGCCAAAGGTAGTCCAGGGTCTCAAGCGTCCTCCATCTCCTACAAGACGATGTTAGGACTCTTTAAGATGTCAAAGGGCATAACAGAGAAGATATTCTCTGGTATTGAAATGGATGAGCCGTCGGCAAAATTATTAAGGCAGCAGGCCGAATTTTTCCACTCTGAAGGTTTGCGCATGTTGAATGAGCTTAGGGCTGCTGACCCAGGGCTGACTGAACGTGTGTTGGCAACCGACACGGAACTTGTTGGCTACCTCGATCAGATGTCGATAGAGAATCCGAAAGTCCGTGCTCTCGGAGAAAAGACAGACCAAGCTAAGGACGTTGTAGGGCATTAGACATGGCTCGTTTAGGTCTACTCCCACAGTTCTCTCCGGGTGATGTCCTTCTCAAGGGAGACCCCGAGAGAGAACGTAAACTTCAGCCGCTTGAAGGCAGGGTGCAACAAGCACCTGCCATCGAGCAGCCGACAGTAGGACCCCCTGCACCTGAACCTAAGCCGGCCCCACCTCTCTCTACGCTGCTTCCCACCTCAGGGGAGAGGTCGGAGAGGAGAGAAGAAAAGCTACTTAAGGGTGATATACCGAACCTCGTTAAGACCGCAAAAATCACCGATGAGATAGGCGAATATATTGGTACGGACGGGATGAAGAAGCAGCTATGGGATATATTCCCAGAACTCGCTTTCGGTACAGCAATGGGCGCTGGAGCGGCATCAATGACTCCATTTCTGGGCCTCGCGGCACCAGCGGTGCCGGTAGGAATTGGCGCACTTCTTCTGTATCAAGCCGCCGAAACCGCTTATGATTATGTGACAAAGGATAAGTATGATGGAGACCAGTGGAACGTATTTAAGGAACTGACCAAGAACGCGGTCGCTAAGTTTTCTGATGACCCCGATACCTGGGAGAGATACGTTGGTTACCCTAAGTTCAGCGAAAAAGAGCTATCAGAAATAGCAAAAACAGACCCAGAGTTGTCTCGAATAATCAGGCAGGACCAACAAGGAACAATAGAATACATTGAGAACACATCCAAGGAGCTGGCATCTGGTCTTGGTTCGTTGGGCATGATGGCCGCCGCCGAAGGTCGAGATTCCGTCAGGGATATCATAGATGGTAAACCGCTTGGTGCGGTTTACGGCGCGTCTAATGTCGCGACTGTTCTGGCTCTCGGAATGGCCGACACAACGAAGAGATTCCAGAGAGAAGGACTGGCCCTGTTCCGAAGAGACCCGTTGCTTGTCTTTACGGGGTTGGCTGGTGCCAAGATAGCAGCCAAGGGATCGGTGGCCGGTATTAGCGCAACCGCGAAATCAATGCCCGCGTTGCCCAGGGTCACGGCAGGGCCAAGTCTTATTCCGAAAATAAGGCCAGGTGGAGGAGAGGGGACTTTCGGTATACCCGTTCTCGGGGAGGCAGTTGGCGCTCTGGGAGAAGGAAGAAGGCAAGCAGTTAGAGCTGAGAGGTTGCAAGCTCAGGCTCAATCAATAGTCCCTAAGGTCAAAGGAGCCGCAGAGTATGCCATACGGTCTATACCCGACAGCGTAATAGACCTCATCCCATCTATTGGTGGGACCTGGAGCAAGACAAGGCTATTGCAATGGTTCGTTGACCCTCATCAGCCTCTCTCCAAGGAAGTGTCTGATATAATCAACGACATACAGAACATGGAGACCGCCGAAAAGTCGGCCCTCAATAATGCCCTCGCTCCTATTATAGGAAACTTGACCAGGCGCAAGAAGGAGATCCTTGAGCAAGCATTAACTCAGAGCGAGTCTCAGATTCCAGCCAGAAGGGTGTACCAGAGAGCGGCAAAAGAAGCCAGGCGAAGCGAAGACGCATTGGCGAAGATTGATAGGTCGATCAATAAACTTACCAGCCCTGATAACGTGCTGAGAGATCCGCTGATTACCCCCCTGCAGCTAGATAAACTATATAAGCAAAGAGACGTTGCGAAGGCAAGGGTACGAGAGAGACAACGTGCGCTCGATGACATTATGAATGAGTATCTGGGCAAAACCAAGACCCCGGAGATTGAGTTCTTCTATGCCGGGAAAAGCCTTAGTAGCCCTGACTTCTGGGCTGGATTCGCCAGTGAAGCCAAGCCCAGGGGTGCAGCCAAACGACAGGTCCTAGCGATGGACCCCGAAAAGCTATCGTACAAGATAGCCCCTGTTGCTACGCCAGAAGAGGCATTCTTCCAGCAGGGAGCCGGTGGCAGAGCCCCTATGACATGGGACAGGAAGAGCGATCTGCAGTCTATAGCCAATGAGGCTCTGGCCATAAGGAAGCTCCATCTCAAGTTTGGCCAGAAAGCACTTAGCGTACCAGGCAACGAGGCTGGTACGCCCCTCATGACGGCAGAGACCATCTTGAGGAATATAGACTCATACTCCCATGTCAGGTACAGGAGACCGTTCAAGGGACCGGCGGAGGACACTAAGGCTGGACTCTATGAAGCAGAGAGATGGGCTGGACCGCTTGGGCAGGAGGTGGTTCAGGCTGCCGGGGTCACAGCGAAGGGACAACCGACAGCCGGTGCCTTGAGAGAGGCCAGGGCCAAGTATCACCTTACGAGAGAACAGCAAGAGAAGGCTGGTGCGTTACGTGGGCGGCACGTCGGAGACAATACCATCCTCGGCCTTAACCGTACTTCAGAAAGCGTTATGCGTTATGACTTGTTCAACAAGCTAAGCGACACCGACGCTTTTGTTTCCCCCCAGGCTCTTAAGAAGATGAGTGCTGCGGAGAGAAACAAGATAAAGGGAGAGTACACCCTGGTTCCCAATGTTAATGTAGGGGGATCAAAGTACACTGGCATAAAGAAGTTTGGTGCCCTGTCTGGTGGATACATGAAACCAGAGGCGTATCGAATGATCATGAACTTCACCGATCACATGGAGAGATGGTGGCAATATAATCTAGTAAAGGGATTGCAAGACTTCACCTCTATAACCAAGGGAAATCTCGTCGTAAATAATCCGGCGAGTCACTTTAATGCCCTGCATTCATACGGTATGATGCAGGTGGTTCATGGAGGAACCCCAGCCGACATGATATTGGGGGCAAAGTCACTGGTCCAGAACGATAAGTTCCGCCAAGCCCTAGAGAAAGCGGGCGGCCTTTCTCCAGGGGGCCGGTACATCGACAGCAACTACTTCGACATATCAAGACCGTTTCTCATAAACTTATCGAAGGGAAAAGACCTAACCAAGGAGTACGCCAAAGCAATGGCTGAGGGGGCAGTCTCTGAGAACCTGCTCAATGATGCAAGGATGGCAGTCAGGGATATGACGGGAGAATTAAAGTCAGCACCGCTCCGCACCTCTGCGAGACTGGCGAGCAATGTGCTTTCCCTCGGCCCAATAATGCCGAAGTTATATTCGGGGGCAGACGCAGCGGCCAAGATGGCTATCTTCCGCAGGTCAATGAAGCGATTAGCCAAAGAGAACAATCTCAGTGTTGATGCTGCACTTAAGGACAAGTCGATAGTCTCCACGGGCATGATGCAGATGCGGGAAATGATGTTCTCGTATGATAACTTACCATTTGCCGTGGAGTTCAATCGTCGCTTTGGGCCAATGGCGTTCCTATCATTCCCATTCCGGGCTCTCCAAGTAGGACTTGACCTCCAGACCACCAAGCCGATGGGCACCCTCATGGCGCGAGAAGCATGGGACGTGTACTGGAAGGACTACCTAACCGAAGAAGACCGAGAACTTCTTGCATTCCAACCCCTTCACGAAAGAGGCAAATCATTCATCATACCTGGTACGGATGGTACGATGATGAGCCTTAAATACGCTGACCCCTGGGGGGCTAGTCCTGTATGGGAAGCATTCGGAATGGGGCCAATGAGCTTTGGCGCGAAACAGCATTTTGGGGAAGGAATATTCGGAACCGGGATAATGAAGCCAGCCATGGCGGGGCCGGTAGTTCCGATCTCGACCTTGATGCTGGGATTCGACCCTCAGAGATGGAGGGGTCTGTCCGAGCTGGGCTCCGACAACAAGGAAAATATAGGCAAGAGAGTGTCTCTGGCGCTGGCAAGCATGGGTGGGGGTTACCTCTACTGGCTGACGCAAAGACTCCCTATGGCACGGGCAGGAGGAAGGGTGCCGCGAATAACACAACAGTTGACAACCAATCAGATAATCGGAAGAATGTTTGGGCTAAGGATAAGCAAGGGAGAGACAAAAGTGGTCAAGGCCCAGGTAAGAAATGCGTTCCAGGGTCACATAAGTAACCTAAAGAGGCAATATAAGACGGACATAGCTGCCCTTGGGCCTAATCCGAACAAGGAAGAAAAAGCCAAACTAAAGGCCGTATTCAAGGATGAAGTATGGAAGACAAAAGAAACCTTATTCAGACTGCTAAACCCGAATAAGTTCTATGGTGGATTCTAATGAAACTCAAGGAAATCAAAGACCTGATGCCGTTCGAGTGCTCGCCCAATGCCAAGCTACTCTTGATCAGCATATCTTTTTCCGGTGGGAATGATATCAATCCCTACTCAGCCGGTAATAATGCAGCTATGACTAACCCGGAAATACACCAGGGGCTAATCGAGCTAAAGAATAAGAAGCTCATCAGACCTGGTACACAGGAAGCACTCGTTTCCTTAAAGGATAAGAAATGACCATGGAATCCTTCTTGCTCTACTTCGCAGTGGCATTGAGCATCGCCAATGCCCTCTTCCCGGTTGCTAAGGCCATCGTAAAGAAGACAAAGACCAAGACCGATGATGAGATACTCGAAGTTCTCGAAGAGGCACTCAAGGCAGCCAACGCACTGAAGCCAAGAAAAAAATGAGCAGATGTAAGGATATCGATAGACTCGAAGAACCATTTAGATCAGCCATTAAGTGGCTGATCTACATGCTAGACCGAGAAGGTATCCCTCTCATGCTGTTCGAAACCTGGAGAAGCCATGAAACCCAGGAAAAATACTACGCCAGGCGAGTCACCAGGGCTCGCGCTGGCGATAGCCCCCATAACCATGGGTTCGCTGCTGACTTTGTGCTGGATAAGGAAAAAATTGATCTGCCACTTAAGGAATGGCGTGGCAAGATGGTGCCCGATGCTTGGGACACAACCAAGAAGTCCTCTATCGAAACATGGGGTAAGTACGGAGAACTAATAGAGAAGCTAGGTCTTACCTGGGGTGGAAGATGGTACTTCAGGGACCTGCCCCATGCAGAGCTGACTGGCTGGAAGAAAGAAATGATGGCCACCACCAAACCATCCCCGGACATAAACGAATGACCGGCCACCCGTAAGGGGCACTTCATTTTACGGCGGCGGAGGAAACCGCCGAGCTAATAACATTCCTCTGCATGCAAGTTAGACATCTCCTGATCCATGATGAACGAAGTCATCATAACATGCAGCTCACCACCAGTCATGATGGTGATCTCATCGTAGGAAGTAAAGGCATTAGACTTGGTAAAGACCCATGTAGCAATGGATGCCTCTGAGAGTTCCAGAGAGGCGTCAGATTCGGTTATCGGTGGGTTCCGGTAGGATTGCCCTGGTTCGTCCGTAAAGAGCACCAGATAGGCTTGTGCGTCCTCTCTCCACCCTATGCCCAGATTGTCCGGTGCATCATGGAGGGCATCATAGCTTGGCTCATCTCCCGCATTGTTGATGAATATGGTGGTTAGTACGGGCAAGAAGTCCTCTGCTATCATGACATCAGCCACAAGTTCTGGTTGTGGGTTAGATACGTTGGCATGAGGGAGGATCACCAGCCCAAACTGGTGGTCCTCATCTCCGATATACCTTGACACATAAAGATCCATCGCGTCAAGCGAGTCTCCTAACATACCACCCATGCTTCCAGATACATCAAGAATGAACACGGTGTCAGTAGTGGTCTCCAGTCCATCGTCCACTAACCCATTGCAATCATTATCTATTCCGTCACACATTTCTGTGGTCGGCATCTTCTGCCCGACGCACGTTTCCTCACCGCTCATGCAGAATATCATCCCAGCATGGCAATCACCATTCATGAGGTCCTGGGTGTCCCCATCGTAGCAAAACCCTATGATCTCGGCGGTATCTACCTCACCATCACAGTCATTATCAAGCCCATCGCATACTTCTTCTTCAGGGCCGACACTTCCGACGCACTCCCAATCACCAAGCGTACAGGTTACCAGACCAGACTGACAAATACCGATATCAGTACCACATACCCCATCAGCAGGCAGGCCATTATCAATCTCACCATCACAGTCATTATCAATGTTATCACACACCTCAGTGGCCGGTAGAACTTGGTCCCTGCACTCAATCAGAATGTCGCCATCGCATACAGACTTGCCCATCTCACATATCCCAACGCTGGCCGTGCCGTCAGGTCCCAGGTAGCACTCTGCATTGCATACGGTGCCCCGAAGAGTGATCTGGTCTTCGCATGACATGAGTAACAGCAACAGAGCGGCTAGTCTAAGCATCGCCTTCCGGCTTTCCCTTTGCGCCAACGATGGTACATCCCAGTAGTTCCTTGGCCATCTTTATGACCGGCAAAACTTCTCTTAGCGGTATACCGTTCCTCCTCAAGATCCCCATCTCCCCCGTCCCTATACTGATCGTCTTCGTCTTCTTCTTCCCAGGCGTCTTCTCCGTCGTCCCAATAGTCGTCTTCGTCGTGTTCCCAGACTCCTCGACATGACCTCCTGCTGAGAGCTTTCTTCTTGCAGGCATGACTTCCTCCCCGTCTATTATGCGCGTGTACGGCAAACCAGTTCCTACTCATTGAATGCAACCTCGTATAACCAGACGAGAAACCATACCCAGGTAGCGCTACCAAGCACAGTTATCAGATTCTGAAGTATGTAGTCTTTCTTATCCATTACGCTTCTCCTTCCGGCATCGTGAACCTGTACTCAGGCCCAGGATTGTCCAAGTCTTCTATCCTTACCAGCCCCTTATCAAGCTCCTCGGAAAACTCCTCTATCAGGGGTGGCGTGTATTCCTTGGCTATCTCATCGCCCACCTTGATACCAAGACGAACCGCTTTGACGATCTTCTCCTTGTCAACGGATCCCTTAGACTTCTGAGCCTTGAGTATGAGCATGCTCTGCATATCGCACATCAGCTTGAGCAATACCCTGGACGATGCTATGCATACATCGAGGTGGAGGGCCAGATCCAGTGCGGTAGGCACCGGATACGCAGCCACAAGATTGGCCTTCATCGCCCCAATCATTCTCTCCCTCATCATGTCTGCCATGATCTTGGCCATGGCAATGGACTTCTCCTCGTCGAGAACTATGCCCTCATCAGACTCACTTTTTTTTCCGAACATTCTTGACCTCCTCCCAGAACTCTATAGCCTTATCAATCATTTCCGCATGCAGAAATGGGTCGGCCTTAAGACTGTAGGACGGCCAGTCAACGGTCTCATCCTTGAAGTGAGTAGGGTCACAGTATACCTGACCACCACATAACACAGCAAAATCCCACCTATCCAGCCCTGTCAGAAGCATGTAGTATTGCCCCTGGATAATCCACGTGTCATCTAACTTATTAAGAATGTACTTCTCCTTGAATGCGTTGCTAGTCTTTACCTCCAAGCCATGCGATAACCCCCCGGTAATACGCATGATTTTATTTCCGTTACGATGTTCCGTCCGGTATCTATATCTCTTATCAGCGTACACGAACCTATCAGGAGTACCGGCTAAGAAGTCATAGTCAGGGTGGACCACTACCGGCCCAGGGAGTAGCCCATCAGCTACCTCCTGAGCCGGGTCCATCAGACGACAATCGTTCTTCTCTGCGTAGGCAATCGCCACGGGGTCCTCAAGCCTACGTCCCCACTCCATCTTGTAGTAATCCTTAGGGCCAGGGTCAGCTCGCGCATAATAACCTAAGACCTGATCTCTTGATTGGTACTTATTGACACCCATGATCGATGTCATCGCTGTCCCACCGATCCTAGTTCTTCTTCCGAAGTCTTCTACGAATAACATACTACCTCCACTTGTCTATAATTGATTCTAGTAACATCTCGCATCCCATAAAGAAGAAAGAAGCAATGGCAATCCCACCGAACACGACGAAGGCTACCTCGAACACGTTCTCGGTCATGACTTCTTCCTCTTCTTCTCATCTGGCGTGATGGCGCTAAGCTCCCACCATGCCTTACATGCCCTACCATCTGACCCGTCCTGCACCCTAAGCACAACCTGGAAGGGTTGAGCTTCACGTCCAGCCTTCACTCTAATGTAGACGTTGTTACGCCACAGGTCTACGTCTTCTGGTTGTCTTCGATTAACCATTCCGACCAGCCCATCGATGGCCCCGTATAGAGCACCCGAGCCACGCAAGGCGTTGCCAGGTGTGTCCTGGTCCTGGGATGTAGGCTTGCGTAGATGGTGAGTAAGGAGCACCGTAGCACCAGTGGAGTCCCGAACATCTCGGATATTATCGCATAGCAAAGAGATCCCCTTGCTATCGTTCTCCTCTGCAGTATGGGCATTCCTCATTGGGTCTATGACGATGAGCGCACATTCAGGCACGTTGTCCTTAACCGACTTGATGAGCCACTCGATGTCGCTATAGTCAGTGAGGTCAAGCCCTCTTCTGAATCTGAAGAACATCGGTAGCTTAGCCAGGTCATCCTCGTACATTCCCTTGGCTCTGCCTAAGGACCTCATCCTCGCGTACACATTATGCTGTGAGTCTTCGAGCATGATCATGGCAACGGACCTCATCTGCCCATTGGTGGCGAAGCCCTCGCTCCCGAAAGCTGAGGTTCCCGATGCTACAGAGAGACCCAGCTCAAGGGCGAGCCAAGACTTTGAGGTCTTGGGCTCTCCCCCTAATACAACAAATGTCTTATCCTCCATTATTCCCTGCACCAGCCACTTGATAGGTGGTGGTGGAACCGAGAAGAACTCATCTGCTTTTACGAATGTGTTATGCACGATGGTGTCCTTCCTGTCCTTTCTCGCACTCCGTACCTCTTCTACCGACTGATAAATATCAATCGCATCTCCCACTGTCATCGCTTCCATCATTCCTCCTTATGTAGTCTCTAACCCTGTCTATGACTATGTTCTCTATCTGCAGCACTCTCTGTCTCGATATTCCTAACAGCCTGCATACACTTACTTGTGTGAGTCCCCTTCCGTACCTCAAGCGAAAGATGTCCCACTGTCTCGGTGACGATAGCTGTTCTGCTAACGTCATGACACGCTCGAAGTCCATCTTCACTAGAAGATGTTCTTCGTACTCCTGAGCATTGTCGAAGAAGCATCTGTCCCATGGCTCTTCCTGCTCACCCTCAGTTTCGTTGTGAGGTCTTACGGTAGCGTAAGACCTTCTCATCGGAGACTCATGCTTGTCATGCTTCTCGAACTCTCGAAGCAAAAAGCCCCACATATATATGCCGACAAACGTACTTATGCGATTGTCCATGGCAAGATTAAATTTCTGAAGCCCCCTGATGAGACCAAGATGGGCAACGGATAACAGGTCCTCTCGGCTGCCCGTGTAGTATTTAGGCACCCTCATCCTGCGAACCGTGTGTATCGCCAGCCACATATTGTCCTCGATCAGTAACTTGAGAACATCCTCATCCCCGGTCGATTGATATACCTCAAGAAGTCCTCTTTCCTCTTCCTTGGATAGCCTGTTATTATTGATCTGGAGACTATCAGGTATGACCCCGGCCCAATCGTAGGCCGGGGTCGAGAACTTAGAAGGGGAGGGCTTCTGCTTCTGACTGTTCGGTAATAGCATCACGTGCTTTTTTCGCCTTGCCATCTGCTTTCAGTCCTCCTCCGAGAAAGGTGACGCTATCAGCAACCAGCTTAGCCTTGCTGCACTTCACGCCATCTTTCTCATATCGATCAACCGCAATCCTTCCCTCAACGGCCACCATCTGACCCTTGGTGAGGTACTCGGCACACGCTTCCGCTGTGCGTCCGAACACCGACACCGGAAGGAAGATAGTGTCGTCACCATGAGACTTACTACTGTTCTTCCCTGATGGTATCGCAACCAACAGGTCGGTAACAGCGATGTCGCCATCGTCACGCTTACTCTTGATGTACTTAAGACCAATCTCAGTACAGATTCTTCCGATTACTACTGCCTTATTTAGTCCTGCCATTCGCTAACTCCTTTTTTCTGGCCAATGCCATTGTCCTTAATTCGGATCTATGTTCCTCCGGTAGTGACTTAACGTCGTCACTACGCTTCGCTAACACTGCATCAAGATCAACCTTTGACCCTACTGCAGCTATCTCCTTGGCTACCTCCTTTAATATCTTATTCGTAACCCTGGTAGACACCTTGCCCTTGGCATCGTGCCCGCCTGAGTGTAGTGGGTTGTCCTTCATATAGAGAGAGTTCCCGAACTGGTTCCCGAAGGTGCGGAATGCCCGCTTCATCGCATCGGTGATGGCCTCCTTATGGGAAAGCTCCA